CCAGCATCAAAAGGACAGAATCATCCAGGCTCAAGAAAAGGCAAACATCATTTGCCAAAATCTTGCTGAGAAGCACGGCGTTTCATTTGACCAACAGTTGAAAATCCTTCAAACTAAGTACAAGAAAAGGGGGAACCAATGACAAGCATTGATACACAATTATTGGAGTTTGCAAAAATCATGGGGTCAAATGAGGACTTGCATCCTGATTTAGTTCCCTATGTTTCAGACGGACCTTTGGGCAAACAACTTCGCCATCCGCTTGTTTATCAAATTGCCATGACAGGCAATGGTTGGGCTAATGCTTACTACCTACAAAAAGTAGGCGATGTAAAAAAAGCGCTTGAAAACAAAAAGTACGATTCTTTTGTTTGGCTCCATGAGCGCCCATATCGAATTGAGGCGTTTCAAGAAATCGAGCATCTCCTATCAGATACCGCTTATTGGAAATTGCTTTCTGACATTTGGGTTGATACAGAAAACCAATGGCAGAACCATGAAGAATGGAAAAAGTTGCTTTCATCAGCGCGTTCAAGCCGTCATTATTTGATGGATGAAGAAGAGTTCAATCTCTTGCAATCTTTACCTGATGAGGTAACCATCTACCGAGGATGCCAGCCAGGAATAAATGAAAACGGTTTGTCCTGGACGACAGACAAAGCAAAAGCGGAATTCTTTGCTAAGCGATTTAGCAAAGAGGGAATCATCTTAGAAAAGACGATTTCCAAATCAGACATCATTGCGCTCCTTACGGGTCGCGGTGAGTCGGAAGTAATTTATGAAGAGAGAGGATAAAAGTGACAACAGAACCAAGACGCAAGTGCTACATCTGTAAAACTCCATTCCGTCTAACAACAGTCGGACTATTGATTATCTGTACCAGTTGTGAAACGGACCAGGCTCTTATACAATACGGGTTAGTAAATAACTAGGGAGGAAACTATGTTGCAAGAACACTTTGAGAAAAAGGGAATCAGATTGAGTGCCAAGGGAATTCGTTGGTGCGAAAACCTGGAAGTCTATTTCATCTACTCAGTAATCCTGCTCGCATTTGGGGTTGTGGGGTCGATAGAGAGCGGACGGTGGTTCTAGTGTTGATTCCATCATGGGCAAAGTTCAAAAAGCCTCTAAAGGTCTCTGAAGCCTCATTACGCGCCATACGCGCCCGCGAGCGCGAGAAGGTCCTGGCTGAAGAGGCTGATAAGAGACACGCTAGGCGTAAGGCTAGAATCAGTTTGATTACTAAACCCCAGTAGGGTATACTGGAGTTGTTCCTGAGAGGAGGACACAAATGACAACATCAGTCATCGAAAAGAAAAAGGCGCTTACCAAAACTCAATGCAAAGCGATTTATCGTGAAGCATATGAGGCTGGTCTTGCCGCTGGCAAAGATGCAGATACACCAAAGTTTGTAGTTGGTTCACCGACTACTCCACTTGGTAACGATATTGATTTCAATAAAAAAACTTACATCCTTGACGGTCTCTGTGGATTCGCTTGGGTAAACATTTCACCAGCGCGAGGTGCGTTTGTGAATTGGCTCAAGTCCCAGGAAATCGGTAGCAAGGGTTATTACGGTGGCTACGAGATTTGGGTCCGAGAATTCGGACAGAGCGTAGACCGCAAGAGCGCGTTTGCAGGAGCGTTTGCTGAAGTACTTGAGAAGTACGGAATCAGCGCTTATGTTGGAAGCCGTCTCGACTAGATAGAAAGTTTCACCCGCCAGTCCACCTTTCGCTGGCGGGTGATTCCTATATTGGTGTACCCTTACTTTTTGGGTACCCAAGTTCGGTGGAGTTGATTGCGCCGTTGCGCTGTCCGTCCTCTCTCACTAAGGCGTGATGTGTTGCGCCTCCACCGAACGCCCTAACCCTGGTTGAAAATGATTTGATTTGTCAGGATTATCTGATACCGTTTTACCCAGGTTCGCAAAACACCTACTTCTAAAAGTAAAGCCAATCCGATATTGGCAACATAGAAGCGCTATATCCAATAGCGAATAAATGTTTACTCCTAACAATGGAGGAATATGCGATTCTATGAAAACAGATTTATTCGCCCGCTTCCAGTCTTTCTAGTAGCAGTATTTCTAATAACTACTAATCCCCTGGATATGCCACCATCTCCTAGAGCAAATGCCGAAGAGATTGTTGTTCCTAAACCAATCTTGGTTGAAAGAACACCTGAAGCCGCTCAGTCATACGCCAAAACTCAATTAGATAAATACGGTTGGGATACGCCTAAGCAATGGGCTTGTCTCCTGGATTTATGGACTGGCGAATCAAACTGGCGTCCCCAGGCTTACAACAAAACAGTAGTTCACCAAGATGGGCAGAAACTTCATGCTGGAGGAATTCCTCAAATCTTAGGACTGGACCCTGATACAACAGTTGAGTATCAGATAAGTCGCGGATTTGAATATATCCAAGCAAGATACGACACGCCATGCAATGCCAATTTCTTTTGGCACAGATTTTTTTGGTACTAGAGTGCGGGTATGGCTGATGAAGAAAAACGACCTTCCGCAATTGATGATGCGCTCGCTGAAATAGCGCATATTGCATTTCCTGAACCTGCAATATGCACGGGATGGGTTTTAGTATCAGAGTGGATGGGTAGCGGTCCAAAAGATTATTGGACGCTAACACTTGGCGATGACCAGCAACCTGATTGGCGCCACCTTGGATTACTTCATCACGGGATAAAGACATGGGAGGACGATGACCTTGGAAGAGAACCAAGAGAGACCGATACTGAGTCCCGAGAATGAGAAGTTGTATCAAGAATTATTGAAAGAGCGATACGGTAATGCGACACGCGAGAGATACGATATACCGATGAAAGATGGTATACCCCAGTAATATTTCCTTCATGGAAAATATAGACTTTGTGGACCAAGCCCCATGTAATAAGGCTGACCCCTGGCTATTCGACCAATTCCAATTAGATTTAGCACAACCAGGATTGCAATACTGTCGGCGCTGTCCCTTTTGGCAAAACTGTGATGATTTAGTTGAACCCCGCGCCTCCCACTATGACGGAATCGCCGCAGGTAAGGTATGGCGCAACGGGCGAGTATTGGCTAGATTAGATGATGCTTCCCCGCACCGTTTAGTCGTAGCAGAAGAGAGAGAATTTATTGATGGTCAAACCTTGGGACTTCGAGGGAGCGAGTTGTTGGGGAATTGAAACAGAGTTTTATTTTCCCGAGGACCACAGAGTTACCGATGAAAATAAGAAAGTAAAAGCCTTATGCAAATCATGTATTTGGCAGAAAGAATGTCTGACCTACGCACTACATTATTCCGTGACAGGAATTTGGGGAGGAACCTCTCCAAGAGAACGCTCAGCAATGAGAACAAAACTAAACATAATCCCAATACCACTAATAAGAGATAGGGCATCCTAATGACAACACTAACCATCACAGGCAATCTAACCGCTGACCCTGAAATCAAATTCATCCCGAGTGGTAAGGGAGTTACGACATTTACAGTTGTATCTTCCAAATCCGTCAAGCAAGCCGACGGCAGTTGGGAAAATACAGATACAACTTTTTGGACTATCAAGTGCTGGAATAAGTTGGCTGAAAATTGCGTAGAGACTCTTCGTAAAGGGATGTCAGTTATCGTAGTTGGCTCAGCAGTTCAAGAAGAGTGGAACGATAAAAACACAGGCGAAAAGAAAACCAAAATTGCAGTTACAGCCTGGAATGTTGGAGTAGACCTCAAGCGTCACACAGCCGATGTGGTTCAAATCACCCGTAGCGGGGCTGGAGACAAAGAGATTGACCCATGGAGCGCTCCAGCATGGCAGAACACCCCAACCCCTCCAATATCAGATATTGCGCCTTTCTAATCCCCATATAGTATGATAGGGGTTAGAAATTTTCTCTTGAAAGGAGAAAAAGGTGGCTTGGACTGATTACTTTGTAAACACCATTCCTGGTGCAAAAGTTGTTGCAGACCTAGATGGCAAACCGTTCATCTCACACGAAATTGCTCCCAAGGAGTATGTTGAGATTGAGTTGAACATTCAGAATGAATCATTGCCGTTCCATATTTCTTTCCGTCGCTTTGATGCGATTGGCGGAGAACTTGAGAACCGTCTATTTGCTCAGGTTGGCGATAGAGAGTTGGCAAAAAAGTCTGCACTAGACTTAGCCGCTAAGCGGTTGAATTCATTTGAATTTGTCCTAGACGGAGAATAAAGGTACAAAATCCACTAATGGTAAAATCGTTGGATGGATTACGAATCAACTAATATTGATTCGGTCATTCCTGCTCTAAAGTTTTTTGCGATACAAACTCACGAACTGTATTCTGAGTTGGTAACAGCGGGATTCGAAAAGGAACAGGCTATTAGTATCGTCGTCGGTTTAGCGACCAAAGAGCAGTAGGGCGAGAGGCGCACATGGCTAAAGAAAACCCCGACTTCACGGAGTTCGGCTCTACTGGTTTACGCCGTTCAGGTGGAACGGTTTATGAAGAATTTCTCACTAATCTCCGCGGACTTCGTGGAGCAAAGACTTACCGAGAGATGGCTGATAACGACGCCGTAATCGGGTCAATGATTTATGCGATTGAAAAGGTTGTCACTCGTCTTGATTGGCGCGTAGACCCATTCATGGATGCTTCATCAGATGGTGAACCAACGCCTGAAGATAAAGAGACAGCAGTATTTATTGAATCTTGTATGCACGATATGTCCGATTCATGGGACCAAGTTCTTCAGCAGATTCTTTCTATGCTCGTATTCGGATATTCATATCACGAAATTGTTTACAAAGTCCGTAGAGGTCCTGATGAAAAAGACCCTATGTATCGCTCACAGTTCAGCGACGGAAAAATTGGTTGGCGCAAAATGCCTATCCGTTCCCAGGAAACTTTATTCCGTTGGCAGATGGATGAAACAGGCGGAATTCAAGCAATGGTTCAAGTGGACCCATCTTCAGGTGGAGTTCATGTAATCCCAATCGAAAAGGCTTTGTTATTTCGTACAACAACTCAAAAGAATAACCCTGAAGGTCGTTCAATCCTTCGTAACGCATACCGTTCATGGTTCTTCAAGCGCCGTATCGAAGAAATCGAAGCCGTTGGTATTGAGCGCGACCTAGCAGGATTGCCAGTTGCTTTCGTACCACCTGAGTATCTTTCTTCTAGCGCGAGCGCGGAACAAGCACAAGTTTTAGCAACAGTTCAAGGCATCGTTACATCTATCAAGCGTAACGAGCAAGAAGGTGTTGTATTCCCTACCTGGTATGACGAACAAGGTCATAAGATGTTTGACCTTACATTGCTCAATTCAGGCGGCTCACGCCAGTTCGATACAGACAAGATTATTCAACGCTATGACCAGCGTATGTCTATGTCGATTCTTTCAGATTTTATTCTTTTAGGACATGACCGAGTTGGCTCATATTCTCTTGGTGCTACCAAGATGGATTTATGGTCAATGGCGGTAGATGCAATTGCAAAGAATATTGCTTCAGTTTTGAATCAGTATGCAGTTCCACGATTGCTCAAGTTGAATGGTATGGACACCGCTCGCGCTCCACAGATTGCATACGGTTCAGTAAGCCATGTTGATTTGATGGAGATTGCGGACTTCGTATCCAAGTTGGTACAAGCAGGGGCAGTTGTTCCTGACCAAAATCTTGAACACTACCTTCGTGATATTGCTGGTCTACCAGTTGCAGAGCATGATGGCGCTCAATTTGGTATGCCTCCAGTCGATACGACAACAGGAGAACCAGCGGCTCCAATTACAACCGAAGCCGAACCTGTTGCCGATACTATCGACACCAAGGGAGAACAACTAGGCGATTCGGACTAATCCGTGGCTCTCTCATTTAGCGGTAAGAATCCACGCATCCCGCTAACAGCCGAGGAAAAGATGATGGCTCGGGTGTTATACGACGCGATTCGTCGTGCCACCGACAAGATTTCCGTAAAAGAGTTGGCTCGCATTATTCAGAATATGGATGCGGCTTCTCTTCAGCGTTTACTAAATTCAATCACCATCTCAGGTGATGTTGCACAGATTCAGCAAGCATTGACACAATCAATTACCGCTGGAGGAACTACGGCTATTGACCAGTTGCGCCGTATTGCTCCCGCTCTTGCATATCCAGCATTTACTCCAACGCCAGTCAAGATTGGCAATCCTGGAGCCATGGCAAATATGGACTTTACCCAAGTTCCATCATGGGCAAGTACGGTCAAACCTAAAATTCAAATGAATTTATCTTTTGATAAAACAAACCCTAATTCTCTTGCCTTCGCTCGCGCCCGCGCAGGGCAGTTGATTACAAGCATTGACACACAGACACGAATTGCAGTCAATCGCATCATTACAGAGGCTTTCAATAATCAGATAGATGTGGCAACAACCGCTGGACGAATCAAAAACTCAATTGGGTTACATTCTAATTACGCGGATGCAGTTGTAAAGTTTGAGAACCGTGAGTTGGCTCGTTTAGTCAAGGCTGGATTCAAGGAAGGTGAGGCAAAGATTCGCGCTCGCAATAGCGCATCGGCTTACGCAGACCGATTGAAAGAAGCCCGTGCTACCACTATTGCTCGCACAGAGATTCAGATTGCACAAAACGCTGGTCGTTATGAAGGATGGAGACAAGCCGCTGAAAACGGATATGTAGACCCTTCATCTACTAAGACATGGATTATTGCCCGAGATGAACGCACCTGCCCTATTTGTTTGGAGTTAGATGGTGAAACAATTCCTTGGAATGGCGTATTTTCAAATGGAATGGATAAGCCAGTTGCTCATCCTAATTGTCGTTGTACGATGATTTTGAATCCTCCC